AAAATTTTGCATCACAGTTGCCGGAGCCAAAAGGCTACAAACTGCTGATTGCACTCCCCGAAGTCGAAGAAGCCACTGAAGGTGGCATCATCAAGTCGGCCCAGTCCCAGCATGAAGAGTCAATTGCTACTGTTGTAGGCTGGGTTATGAGTATGGGACCGGATGCGTATGCTAATTACAACAGATTTCCCAATGGACCGTACTGTCAGGTGGGCGATTTTGTCATTTTTAGGGCATTCAGTGGCACAAGAATTAAAATACATGGTAAAGAATTCCGTTTAATCAACGATGATACTGTAGAGGCGGTCGTGGAAGACCCCAGAGGCGTGGAAAGGGCCTAAAATGAGTGAAGAAACCGGAAGAATGAGCGAAGAAGACAAGTTTTTAGGTGTTAGAACTACGATAGAGCCTCCTGCGGAGACGCAAACGAGTGCTGATACGGGTGAAATCGACATTGAAGTCGTAGATGATCGCCCGGCAGAGGACCAAAGGGGTGCTCCGGCGTCAAAAAGTGAAGATGACGGGGCTGCATCGGATGAAGAGCTTGCACAATTAGGTCAACGTGCCCAAAAACGCATAAAAAAGCTGAAATGGGAGTACCACGAAGAGCGTAGAGCCAAAGAATCGTCGGATAGGCTTGCAAATGAGGCTGTTAACTACACTCAGAACCTTCAAGTCGAAAATCAGCGGCTTTTAAGGCTTGTTCAGGACTCTCAGACCGCTTTAACGCAGCAAAGTAAGGATAAAGCAGATGCTTCACTCGTAATTGCCCAGGAAAACTTCAAAAGAGCACATGAATCGGGTGATTCCGATCAAATTGCCTCTGCACAGCAACATTTGACTAACGCGCAGCTTTCTCAAGCCTATGCACCTGCTGTTTCACAGAAAATTATAGATAATTGGAAGCAACAGGTGTTGGCAGAGAACCAACAGATCGCTGCACAGCAACAACAGTACATTCCAGAGCCGATTCAGCCGGATGCAAAGGCTATGGAATGGCAGGAACGTAACCAGTGGTTTGGTGTTGATAAGGAAATGACCAGCTTTGCTTATGGAGTACATGAAAAGTTGGTTGGAGATGAAGGTATTGACCCTGAGTCCGAACAATATTATGAATTGATTGATTCTCGTATGAAAGAAGTTTTTCCTACGCAATTCGGTAGTAGCAGCCAACGCACCAATAATACGATGGTTGTTGATGCCGCACCGCCTCGAAAAAAATCCGTGGTAGCATCTGCTTCTAGAAATAGCGGAGCCAGACCACGCACCGTCAGATTGACGGAGACCCAAGTCAGACTCGCGAAACGCTTGGGACTTTCACCTCAGCAATATGCGGCCCAGTTAATGAAGGAGATGGTCTAATGGCTGAAGAACGCGCTACACGGGAACCCCGTGATCTTGAGACTCGTGAAAACGAAACTCGTGATACGCCCTGGGAACCCGCATCATTACTTCCAGACCCCGATCCGCAAGATGGCTGGGCTTTTCGATGGATACGAACATCTATGATTGGTAATCCTGATAACACGAATGTTTCTAAGAAATTTCGTGAAGGCTGGGAACCAGTTCGTGCCGAAGATCACCCAGAACTTCAAATTATGAGTGATCATAAATCTGAATGGGGTACGAAGGGTGGTATTGAAGTCGGTGGACTACTGCTCTGCAAGGCACCGCAGGAACAAGTGGAGAAGAGGCGTGATTATTACAAGAGTCATGCTGAATCCCAGATGCAGGCCGTTGACAACAATTATATGCGTGAGAACGATCCACGGATGCCCGTTCTTGCACCAAATCGTAAAACTCGTGTGGTATTCGGCGGCGAAGGCCGCTAAATGCCTAAATTTAATTAGGAAATTATTATGGCTACTTCAGCGGCACCGTATGGTGCGAGGCCAATTGGTACGCTAAGTGCTTCCGGCTCATATACGGGCAAGGTGAGGCACTTACCGATAGGTAGTACCTATGGCACCGCCATTTTTAACGGTGATTTTGTGAAGTTAGCGGCAGATGGTGAAATTGAGTTGGATTCTGGCACCACTGCGCTAACAGCAGTAGGAATTTTCGTAGGGTGTTCCTATACGCCAAGCACAACAAATCAGAAGACGTTTAACACGCAGTGGCCTGCGTCTACAACGGCAACTGATGCGATGGCTTACGTTATAGATGACCCGCATGTTGTATTTCAGATGCAATCCGATGAAGCATTAAACACCACGGATCGTGGTCTTAATGCATCTGTGGTTCAAACGGCTGGTAGCACCTCTATTGGTAAATCCAAGAATGCTTTGGATGGAAGCACACCAGCTACAACGAACACGCTTCCACTTCGGATCATCGACTTTGTTGATGGACCTAAGAGTTTGCCCCCGAAAGGGACCACGGCGAGTGATGCTTATCCCGACGTTATCGTTAAGTTCAATGCGGCGTCGAGTGGGTCAGCCTCCAATCATTCATACTTAAACGCCACTGGCGTATAATAGGAGATTGATCAATGGCTATATCACGCGCACAACTTCTCAAGGAACTACTTCCTGGGCTTAACGCGCTTTTTGGATTGGAATATGCTAATTACGATGCAGAGCATAGCGAAATCTATGATACGGAAAGTTCAGATAGGTCTTTTGAAGAAGAAGTGAAGCTTTCGGGCTTCGATGCTGCTCCCGTCAAGGATGAGGGATCGGCAATTTCGTATGACGCTGCACAGGAATCGTTCACGGCGCGGTACAACCATGAAACGATTGCCATGGGCTTTGCTATTACAGAAGAAGCCATGGAAGACAATCTTTATGATTCTCTGTCGGCTCGTTACACCAAAGCCTTGGCTCGTGCCATGGCTCACACTAAGCAAGTGAAGGCTGTTGTTCCATTGAACAATGGCTTTACCACGGCTTATTCAAGTGGTGATGGTGTAGCATTGTTTTCGGCTTCTCACCCACTTGTTTCGGGTGGAACGAATTCAAACACTCAGTCAACAGCGGCAGATCTCAACGAGACCTCTCTTGAGGCCGCTGTAATTCAGATTGGCAAATGGACAGATGAGCGTGGTCTATTGATCGCTGCTCGTCCCCAGACGCTCGTTATCCCGCCCGATCTACAATTTGTAGCGCAAAGGGTAATGAAATCTGAGCTTCGCCCCGGAACTGCGGACAACGATATCAACGCTGTGCGTTCGATGGGTGTTGTTCCTGGCGGAACAGTTGTGAATCACTATCTGACAGATACGGATGCGTGGTTCCTTCTTACTGATATTCCGAATGGACTGAAGCACTTTAATCGTGTTGCACTTGAAACGAGCATGGACGGTGACTTTGACACCGGAAACGTGCGTTACAAGGCTCGCGAGCGGTACAGCTTTGGTGTCTCAGATCCATTAGGGATCTGGGGATCACCCGGAGCGTAGTGAGTAGGGGGTGGGGACGGTTCTATGTTTGGACTGTTCCCACCCTTTCTTTTTTTCCTGACTATCAAGAGATTGATAGACACTAGCCAAGACAGGAGAAATCATGGCTAACACAACTTTTTCAGGACCAGTACGGTCGGAAAACGGATTCCAATCCGTCGATAAAAGCAGTTCAACTGGTGCCTACACTACTAGAGTCGTTCTAGGTAAGGGTGTTGGATACGCTTCAGGCGTTACAGTCAACACAACGGCAGGCGACAGCCCAGCTATCGGTGAGTTTACTCAGCCAGCTAACACTGTTATTACCGCAATCAAAATTGTATGTATCACTGCTCCGGTTATCGGAACGGGAGACATCGGGTATGAGGTTGGAACATCAAGTTCCGGTGCCCAGATTGTTGCGGCAATCACCGATCAAATTCTAGATGGTGGAACGACAGTTGTAGTGGGTAATGTTGTAGGTTGCACACTGGTAGCCACAACGGAGAGTACTACTACGGCTCCCGTGTCGGCTCAGTATACCGCTTCTGAGCGGACGATTTACTGCAATATTACGAACACCGTAGATGCTACTACTGCGGGATCGTTCACATTCATTATCGAATATGTACCGATTGCGGCACTGTCGTAATGTTTAACTGAGATAAGGCCACCCATCTAAGGGTGGGTGGTCATATTTCCTATTGTGAGCGGGACTAGGAGTCCTGTCCTCGCGGGGAGAATGAGATGGCTGATGCAGTAACGTCCCAAACGATCCAAGACGGCGACCGAATCGCCGTTATGAAGTTCACCAACATCTCCGATGGCACAGGCGAAAGTGCCGTGACCAAGGTAGATGTTTCCGCCCTCCAAGCCGAATCCGGCACCGGAAAAGCCTGCGCTGGGGCTACAATCCAGCAGATGTGGTATGACTGCTCCGGTATGACCGTAGATATTCTGTGGGATGCCACTAGTAATGCTCTCTGCTGGACTCTTAGCGGATATGGTTTCTACGATTTCCGACAGGCTGGACCCCTTACGAATAATGCTGGGTCAGGCAAGACGGGAGATATTTTATTCACCACTGCGGGTGATGATAGCGGTGACCGATATACCATCATGCTGGCTCTGAGAAAGAGTTACTAATGGCCGAAAGTAAGAAAGGCAGCGTTCCCGAATACAACGAGATCGCCAAGAAGAAGGCTGATGCAGATCATAATTGGGGATACTACAGTAGATTAGTTAAAAATTATCCCGATTATGAGGAAGAAGTTGCTCATACAAGCCATATTGCTAAAGAATATCCCAATTGGAGGGCTTTCTAATGCCCTTCAAGAGTGAAAAGCAGAGAAAGTTTCTATGGGCAAATGAACCTGAAGTTGCAAGAGACTGGGAGCAGAAGTATGCAGGTGGTGGTATGATTAAGAAAGCGATTGCCAATAATCTTTCTAAAAATCCATCACTTCAAAATTATGCAAAAATGAGAAGTGGTGGCCTGATCGGTAATGGCTCTTTGACGCCTGGTAAGGTTAGGTCATTCAAAGCACAATGTAAGAACAAATTTAGGGATAGCTAATGGCTACATCAGGCACTGCGACATTCAACCTTGAGATTGCAGAGGTTATTGAAGAGGCGTTTGAAAGATGTGGCCTTCAGTCCAAGACAGGCTACGATATCGAAACGGCTCGTCGTTCTCTGAATCTGATGAGTCTTGAATGGGCGAATCGCGGACTCAACTTCTGGACCGTGGAACAAGGAACTGCCAGCACAACAGCCAGTACTTCCACAATCACGCTACCAGCAGATACGATTGATCTTATCGAATATTGGATTCGCGCAGGAACGGGCACATCACAGAATGATCAGCCCCTTTCGAGGTTCAGTGTATCCCAATATTCCACGATACCCAACAAGCTTACCGAAGGGCGTCCTGTAAATATCTACATTGATAAGCAGGGTGCTGCTCCGGTTGCGTATCTATGGCCGACACCAGATAAGGTCTACACCTTCGCCTATCAGCGTATCAGACGAATCGAAGACACGGGAGCGGTGGGATCTACTAATCCTGATGTTCCTGCTCGCTTTCTTCCTGCGTTGGTTTCAGGACTGGCATTCAGAATTTCACAGAAATACCCGGAAGCCTTTGTAAGATCTCCTGAACTTAAAGCCGAATATGAGTTTCAATGGCAATTAGCAGAACAGGAAGATCGTGATAGAGCTTCTGTGCACTTTGTGCCAGGAGGTTATTCCTGATGGCTCGTTATGCTAATGGGAAGTATGCTTTCGGATTCTGCGACCGTACTGGGTTCAGGTATAAGATCAAGGATCTCGTGCCACAGATTAAGGCTGGCCGTAAGACTGGGCTGATGGTTGGTAGAAATATGTTGGACGAAGATCAGCCGCAGAACTTTTTAGGTAGGCTTGGTGATTATGCTGATCCCGAAGCTCTCAGGAATGCGCGACCGGATATTGCACAGGATACCAGCAGAAGACTGTTTGCGTTTAATCCAGTTGGAAATGGTAATGGAGGTGGGGGAGGCAACCTTATAGCACATGGGCAGGTGGGCATCGTGAAGGTGACCACATGACCTACGCTGAACTTGTAGCCGCTATCAAGGATTACACGAACAATACTGAAACAAATTTTGTTGCGGCAATTCCTACGTTTGTAAAGCAAGCTGAACAACGTATCTATCGTTCGGTTAACCTGCCTGTAAATCGTAAGAACGTGGCAGGTACATTGACGGATGGAAATCAGTATTTAACCATGCCTACCGACTTTCTGCTTCCCTTATCGTTGTCGATCACAAGTTCTAGTAACCAAATATTTTTATTGAATAAAGATTCAAACTTTATCAGATCGACGTATCCAAACGCATCTACCAAGGGTACGCCCAAATACTATGCGACCTTTGCTGTTGATTCGTTCATTATCGGGCCTACGCCTGATGCGAACTATGTGACGGAACTACATTACTACTATCAGCCAGTTTCCATTGTTGATACGAGTCCTTCGTGGCTTGGTACTAACGCAGACACGGTTCTGCTCTATGGCTCCCTCGTGGAGGCATATACCTATATGAAAGGTGATGCGGACATGATGCAGTTGTATCAGCAGAGGTATCAGGAAGCGTTGGATCTACTGAAAATGCAAGCGGAAGGTCGCATGACTGGTGATGAATATCGTGATGGTACGATAAGGGTGGCTGTGGCATGATCAACGGTGAGATTGGGAATGTGATCGTAACGACTACTGAACACTGTAATCTGGGACCGGAGCATTGGGCTGACCGTGCTACGGAGCAGGTTATTGCAATAGGCGAGGACGCGCATCCCTTGATTGTGGATCAGGCGAAGGCTTTCAAAGATCGTATTCGCCATGTTTTCAACTATTATATCAAGGAAGCGATCAAAGAGGATCGCTCCAAGGTAATCACCCTATTACGTTCAGCAGGTCATAATGATCTAGCTAATTCAGTGGAGAAACTATAATGGCATTTTCAGGAAATTTTATGTGTACTTCTTTCAAAAAGGAATTGATGGAAGCAAAGCACAACTTCCTCCTTTCGGGTGGAAGTACATTCAATATCGCATTGTACACAGATAGTGCTTCATTTACTGCCGCCACTACGGCGTATACTGCTACTAATGAGATTAGCAATGATGCAGGATCTGCCTACTCTGCCAAAGGCAATTCACTAACTCGTGTAGATCCTACGACATCTAGTACGACTGCCTATACTGATTTTGCTGATACTTCGTGGTCTACTGCTACGTTTTCGGCTATGGGTGCAATGATTTTTAATGATAGTGCGAGCGGTGATCCATCTGTTGTTATTCTAGATTTCGGTGCATTGAAAACGGCCACTGCTGGTACGTTCACGATTGCTTTCCCTGCGGCAGATGCGAGTAACGCGATTATTCGTATAGCGTAGTATGGCAAATGTAACTGGTTGGGGCCGCTCAACATGGGGTTCCGGGCCTTGGGGCCAGCCAGTTCCCGTTGATGTAACGGGTCTAGCGGCAACAGGAGCGGTAGGAAGTGTCACTGTAACAGGTGATGCGAATGTAACTGTAACAGGAATTGCTGGTACTGGGGCGGTAGGAACCGTAACAGCTACCGGAGATGCGAACGTAACTGTCACTGGTTTGGCGGCTACGGGCGGTATAGGAAGCGTTACCGTAACAGGTACGGCAAATGTTACGCTGACGGGACTAGCGGGAACGGGCGCAGTTGGCTCAGTAACTGTAACAGGTGATGCGAATCTCTCAGTCACGGGACTGGCAGGGACAAGCGCACTTGGTACGGTAACGGTAACGGGTGATGCAAATGTTAGCCCAACCGGAGTTGCCGCAACTGGTGGATTGAGTTCGGTAACGGTGACGGGAGATGGAAATGTCACTGTTACAGGGCTGGCAGGAACGAGCGCGTTAGGAAGCGTTACAACGACGGTAGATGTAAGTATCGACGTAACGGGACTAGCCGCTACAGGAGAAGTAGGAAATGTACTTGTTTGGGCGGAGATAGATGACTCACAAACACCAAATTGGGCGGCAGTCAGCGACTCACAGACACCAAGTTGGTCGGATCTGTCAGACGCACAGACGCCTAGTTGGGAGACTATAATTACATGATCCTAAGTAGCACTGCATGGTTTGTTCTTGCACTTCACTTACCAGTGATACTGTGGGCGGCACTGCTAGATGACTTTGCCACATTCAATGTGTGGGCAAATAAGTATCTACAGCCTCGTCTTCCTGCTTTTCTCAAGAGTGGTAAGGAATGGACAACATGGGTACATCACGCGCTGATCGCGGCATTGATCACGCTCTACGTTGTACTTTGGGCGGTAATTCTGCCGGATAGTGTGGTTACGGGCGCACGGATTGGATCAGGTATCGCGCTTGCACTTTACGGAACGAGGGAGGTCTATGACTGGCGTCACCATGCGAAGGAAGGTACGCCGGGAAAATGGGATCTGCCTTACGGTTGGGGGATTGATGGTATCATGGATACCCTTGGCCCTATCTTGATACATCTTTGGACTTGGACGCTATAGGAATAGAACATGGCTACATATGTCAACAATCTGAGACTGAAGGAAATTGCTACAGGTGCCGAATCGGGTACTTGGGGTACTTCCACTAATACGAACCTAGAACTTATAGCAGATGCGTTCGGTTCCGGCACGGAATCCATTACAACCAATGCCGACACTCATACCACTACCATAGCAGACGGTGCGGCTGACGAAGGTCGTGCCATATACATGAAGTATACGGGCACACTGGATTCAGCGTGTACCATCTCTCTGTTACCAAATACCGTTAACAAGTTCTGGATCGTTGAGAACGCTACAAGTGGTTCTCAGAACATCATCATAAGTCAGGGTTCCGGGGCCAACATTACAATCGGTAATGGTAAGGTCGCGGCAATCTTCACTGATGGTGCTGGTGCTGGCGCGGCTGTTCTGGATGCGTTCGCTGATCTGGAGTTGAGTAGCACCCTGACCGTGGCTGGTGCGAGTACGCTTACTGGTGCTGTTACTGCCGCCGCTGGAATCACGATGACCGGAACGACTCCGACACTCACTATTGGTGATGCTGGAGCCGAAGATACCAAAATCGTATTCGATGGTGCCGCACAGGACTATTACGTTGGACTGGACGATACAGATGATGATCTGAAAATCGGCCTTGGTTCAACTGTTGGTACAACACCAGCCATTACAATAGACGAGAATCAAGATACCACGATTACTCAAGACTTAATTGTTTCTGGTGTCGGACCTCATACGTTCGGTGGGGCAGTGAGTTCTGCTCGACAGTTTTATATCCAAGGCTCAACCACGGCGAATATCGGGTTCCAAATCAACTCCACCTTGAATCTGGATGCAGATGAGATAGGTGCGATGATGGTCTCCACGGGGACTATCGTTGAAGCGGGAAGTGGCACCCACGCCATGTTGAATGGGGCGAGGTTCCTTCCGCCGACAATCACTGGTGGAAGTGCAACAGTAACGAACGCCGCCACCGTTTATATCTCAGACGCTACAGCGGCATCAGGAGCGACCAACTACGCACTCTGGGTGGATGCTGGGGCGGTACAGTTCGATAGCACTCTGGGTGTCGGTGGTGCCCTCACTGCCGCTGGTAACATCGAAGTCGCCAAGGCGGCGGCTAAGGTCATTGTTGATTCATCTTCTACTGCGTCTATAGACATCGACAGGTCAGCGACTACTGAGGGTGCGAAGGTCAATTTCCAGACTGCTGGTAGTAGCACTTGGACAATCGGGATGCAGGATAGCGATGACTGGGGCGATGGCACTCCATTCTTTATGGGAACTGGAAGCAGTGCCTCCAGCGCAAAATTCGTTCTAAATACATCTGGTGTTCTCACTCTTGGAACTGTTACACCCGATGTCCTCTACACATTAACTCCTAAACTTCAAGTTGAAACCACTGGCTCTGACGCTGGTTTATCTGCGTTCAGAAACGAGAATGGTGCTGGTGGACCTTACCTGTTTTTAGGTAAGTCCAGAGGTACAGCGGTTAATTCTGACACAATCGTCCAAGACGATGATGTTCTTGGCTCAATAATGTTTGTAGCCGCAGATGGTGTTGATCGGGGTAATGCGGCGGCTTCCATCATTGCCTATATAGACGGCACCCCCGGTGAGAATGATACGCCGGGAAGGTTGACGTTCAACACTAGTGCTGACGGGTCAGGGTCACCAACGACTAGGATGACGATTCTGTCGGACGGTAAAATCGGTATCGGTGCCAACCTGAGTAAGGAATTCAATCTTTCCAACGGCCCGAATGGCTTGGAAAACGTGCTTCACTTTGAGGCTGGGACAGATACCAAGTGGAGCATCTACGGCTACGACAGAACGAACAGCCACTACACTGACTTGAGCCTCAGTGGCGGCTTGATTTATATGGACAAGGCCAATGATCGGGTCGGTATCGGTGATAGTTCTCCATCGTACAAGCTAGAAGTCGCTGGCACTTTTCATTGTACTGGTGCCTTATCAAAAGGCTCTGGCTCATTCAAAATCGACCATCCACTACCAGATAAAAAAGATACCCACCACCTAGTTCACAGCTTCATTGAAGGCCCGCAAGCTGACCTAATTTACAGAGGTAGCACTGATCTTGTTTCTGGATGGGTACAGGTGGATCTGGACGATGCCGCTGGCATGAGTGAAGGCACCTTTGAAGTTCTGTGCCGTGATGCCCAGTGTTTCATTCAGAATGATTCTGGCTGGGATGCGGTCAGGGGTGCAGTCGAGGGAAATACGCTTTCGATTACCTGTGCTGATTCTGACTCCGATGACACTGTAAGCTGGATGGTTGTAGCAGAACGCTGCGATCCACATATACTAGACACCAATTGGACTGATGATGACGGCCATGTGATTGTCGAGCCTGAGAAACCAGAGGAAGAAGAATAATGGCTATCTCATATTCATGGCAGTTTTACGCTATCGACTTAGAATTGGGGCCTGATGCAGAGGATCACACGGATATCGTTTACACGGTCCATTGGCGGTATAATGCTGATGACGGTGATGGGCACACGGCACAGAATATCGGCACATCTTCTATTGTCTGGGAGGAAGGTGATTCGTGGATCGAATACGCTGACCTCACTGAATCCGATGTTGAAGGATGGGTAGAGGAGCAGATTGGCGAAGACGAACTCGCGGAAATGAAGTTGCGATTAGACGCGAATATAGAAGAGCAAGTTTCCCCCACACGCGAAACGAATCGCACGATGCCGTGGGACGAGGACAATGGAGCTTGAAATGGCTACATTACTGTCCCTGCTCGCAATTCCTGCCGCCGCTGGCGCGGCCTATGGCGGCGTGAAGGCAGGCTTGAATGGGGCCAAGCAGTCCCTCGCTCAGATAGAGCGCATTGTTAACCGTTTAGACGAGAAGGTAGATACCCATGGCGAACGCCTCGCATCAGTCGAAACACAAACAGCAAACCTCAAAGAAAGAGTCGCAAGCGTCACAAGAGCCGGTAACTAACGGCGAGACGCAACAAAGCGGCCTTCCTTGGAATGAAAAGGATGGGAATAGGGTTTATCTGTCTGTACAACAGGCGGATTTGTTTAAGCAACTGCTTGCGGCTAGTCAGGAAGCGCAGACTCAGGTGCAGTTCGCGCTTGTAGCGGCTGGTATTGCTGATCAAGCAGTTATCGGCGGGGATCTGGATGCTGAGAAGCCTTATTTCTTGGTCAAAGATCCAGAGTAATCAGCTATGGCCTTTATGAAGATTGCCCCGAAGCCGGGGCTATTCACGGACGGTACAAGATACTCCGCAGAGGGTACTTGGTACGATTCTGATAAAGTACGCTTTCGTAAAGGCTTCGCGGAAAAGATCGGCGGTTGGACCAAGTACGTTTCGGCAACCTATCTGGGAACCGCGAGAAAGCTCCACGACTGGGTTACCGACTCTGGCGACAAGTATGTCGGAGTCGGGACCAATCTGAAGTTGTATGTAAATCTTGGTGATCTTTACTACGATATTACCCCTACCCGTACCACAATCACCCTTGGTACGGATAAGATTACAACTGTCGATGAAACCAGTGTTGTCACTGTAGACACGACAAGTGCCCACGGAGCGGTTAAGGGCGATTATGTAACTATCGCAGGTGCAACTGCCGTGGGAGGTATTGGTACAGGCGCACTTAATACAACACACCGGATTGCCGCACTTGGTGATCCCAGTGATGCTGATTCTGATACCAAGTTCCGGGTTGTATGCTCTACACAAGCAACGTCTGGTGCGAGCGGTGGTGGTGGTAGTGTAACTGCCGCATTCCAGATCAATACCGGACTCAACACTTATATGGGGGCATCCGGTTGGAGTGCAGATCCTTGGGGATCTGGTACTTGGGGATCTGGTGTGGGTATAGGCCAAGCCAATCAGTTGCGTCTATGGTCGATGGCGAACTTTGGTGATGATATGATTGCCAATGTCAGACAGGGAAATATCTACTATTGGGATGCAAGTGCAGGTACATCAATCGTCGCCACGGCACTCAGTAATGTAACGCGCCGTACCGTGACTCTTTCGACCGATCCGGTAACGGTTGCCAGTGGTTCTACCGTTGTCACGATCATCGACAAAGGTGGTCACGGAGCAACTGCCGGGGATACGGTTACCATATCTGGAGTAAGTGGGGCTATAGGTGGAATAAGTGCGGCAAGACTGAATGTAGAGATGACGGTAGCCTCCGTTACAAATAAAGCCACGTTCACGGCAGATATTGGTGGTGCAAATGCTAGTGGTAGTGCGACAGGTGGCGGCTCCTCAGTAGTCGCGACCTATAAGGCCGGAACCTACTACACTCCCGTAGCCGCCCACCAAGTGATGATGTCGGATGTTGCCCGTCATGTTATCGCGATTGGCTGTAATGAGATTGGCGCAACCACGATCAACCCATTGCTTGTCAGATGGTCAAGTTCGGAAGCCGCTGGAGTATGGCAACCGCTATCGACCAACAGTGCTGGTGGTCAGGAGATATCATCCTGTTCGGAGATCGTAGGTGCGTTAATGACGCGCCAAGAGATCCTGATATGGACCGATTGTGGCATTGTCAGCATGAGGTACATCGGTAGCCCCTTCTATTTCTCCTTTACGGAGACAGCCAAGGGTATGTCGATGGTATCACCTAATGCGGCGGTAAACGCAGGTGGTACAGTCTATTTCATGGATCGGGGCGCATTCTATACCTATACCGGAACGGCACAAAGGCTTACCTGTCCTGTTCTGGGCACCATATTCGATGACTTTGACGATAGCCAAGCCTACAAGGTGGTTTCGGGATCAAATACGGACTTCTCCGAAGTCATGTGGTTCTATCCATCTGAGTCTGGTAATGGGGAAATCGACAAGTATGTCATCTTCAACTATGCCGAAAATATCTGGTATACCGGAACGCTGGTGCGTGGTGCATGGAGCCATGCTGGTACAAAAGCCTATCCACTCGCGTCTTCAATACGAGAAGACACGTTAAGTGCAAATCCGATTACCACTAACACCAATGCTACAAGCAATGTCTCAATCTATGCTCAAGATCATGGGTTAGTGGCAGATGATGAAGTTATTTGGGACAGTGTATCGACAGTTGGCGGTCTATCGACTGTGGTGCTGAATGATCAGCATACCGTAGTGTCTGTCACAGATTCTGATAACTATGTCATCACTATAGCGGACACTGCTACTGCGGCCACAGGAGGGGGCAGTAACATTAGGCAGATTCGTTCTAATCTGTTGTATAGCCATGAAAATGGTCACGATGATGATGGATCTGCCATGACGGCGTATATCGAAACAGGTGATATGGACATGGGCGAAGGGGATCAATTCTGGTTCCTGCATAGAATGATTCCAGATGTTCATTTCAGGGATGCCCAGTCTACAGACGAGGTTACAATCAGTATTAACGGGCACAACTATCCCGGCGAGGCACAGTCCTCAGTGGCTTCAGCGGCGATCACACCTAGTACGGGAGAAGCGTTTATCCGTGCCAGAGCTAGGCAGATGTCTATGAAGGTGCAGAGTACGGGAGCCGGATACGGTTGGCGTGTCGGTTATGTACGGTTAGACGGCAGAACGGATGGTAGACGATGAGCATCAAATCGTATCGTGCGCTTAATCGCGCACCACAGGAATATCAGGAATACGACGAGAGTATGTCTCGTAGAACTATCGAACAGAACTTTGAAGATGTCAGCAGTGACATCCATGCTGTGAAGATACAAGCTGATAGCGACAGTTCACTGTCACTTCGTAAATATCAATTCTTATTGCTTGGTGCTAGTAATGGCTGATACCTTAAAGGTACTGGGGCAATCAGCACCGGACGCTACAACAAATACCGATCTGTATACGGTACCAGATGCTACTGTAACGACGGTCAGTTCTATTGCCGCCTGCAACCGCTCCGGCGGAGCACTCACCATTAGGGTGGCTGTGCGACCATCGGGCGCAACCGTAGCGAATGAGCATTACATCTACTACGGGAAATCGGTTGCCGCCAATGATACTGAGTTCATCATCATTGGCATAACCCTAAGCGAAAACGATGTGGTCACGATTTATGCGAGTTCAGGCGATATGTCTTTTAGTATCTTCGGCGTAGAGACGAGTTAAGATGCCTTATATCCCCGGTTATCAATTAGGTGGTGATGTAGGCGGTCATCCCCAACACCAAAGACTTGATCCTAGCGGTGAGCCATATCCGCAGGGCAGGCTACAAACAGCTTTGGCAAATGTAGTTCCTCATGCTATAGAGAATTACAGAGAGACTGAGCTTGAGCCACGAATAAATCCCAGAACGGGAGAGCCTTATCCACAAGGAAGGCTACAAGGCGGCATAAGACGCCTCTTGTCATCGTTACCAGCAACAGCAGGGGATGCATACGAAGATCTTGTGGGTAGAACTAGGGGAGGGGGAGGCGGAGGCGTTCCCTCATATCCAGAGCTACCAGATTCTTTAGCGGTAGCAGGTTCACTTGAAGATGCACTAGGGGGTATGGGTGGGGAGATGTCGCTAGACCTGACCCGCAGAGGTCCAGCAGAAATTGAGGGATTAACGGTAACAGTAGATGCTTCTGAGCCTGCCGAAGTTGTCAATTATGATTCTACTGCTGAATTACCAGTACCTGAAGGCGGTAAAAAGCGTGAGCGATTAGATATAGAATCGATAATAGCTAGGGCTGAAAATTTAAAAAAACGAGAGATGCCTGAGTTAATGCTTAGTGCGCTTCCGGGCGTATCTGCACCTCCTGAGTTGATGCCAAGGTTTTCTGGCGGCATCGTTGGACTAAGAGGTGGCGGACAAATACCGATGATCTACGCCAATGGCGGATATATCCCAGCTTTCTTCTGGGGTGGCCTATGGAAAGGGATCAAGGGAGTAGGAAAGGCGGCATTAAAGGCCGCTCCGATGGCGGTTCAATTTATTCCCGGTATTGGTCCCATTGCTAGTGCTGGAATAACTGCCGCTAGTAGGCTTGGGTCTGGAATGATGGAAGGTGAAGATTTTGGAACTGCCCTAGGGAGTGGGGTTGAGCAGGGAATGGGTGATTATCTTGCTAGGAAAGCCGCCGATGATCCTGATTGGGCGCGGAAAAACTACCCCAAGATTAGGGCAATGGAGAAGCTGGCGATGGGTCATGCCGGTGGACAAGGTGGTGCCCCATCTGGGCGTGTAATGCCCGGAAATATATCTGGTGGTGGAGGTGGTGGTGGAGGTGGTGGTGGAGGCACAATGACTGATGTGTCTACACCAGCTTCTCAGGTATACAACTTATTCTCCCACCTAGACAATAAAGCGCGTGGCGGTCTTTATGCCACTCGTCGCTTCGGTGGCGGACCAATTCCTCGCTATCAAGAAGGTGGTGAATTTGGTGCGATCTTTGAGCCTATGGGTGGCTATATCCCACAACAACCAACAACTCAAAGATTACCGAAGGGTCTACAGAAAAAGTTAAAACAAGGAAAGAAGCTTACTAAGAAAGATCAGCAGAAAATGCGGAAAATGGTGGAGGGTTCTGGTGTGCCTCAAGCTCAAGTTGATCCATCAATGGTGCCTAATGTGGAGGATCTACAGCTTGATCCACGGATGGCACCTCCAACTGATAGAGGAGGGGGTAGCAGGCCTCCTCCTCAAGTTGAGACAATGTATGATATGCCTTCTGAAAGGCTCCCTGATCTTGGACGAGGACCGATGGTTAGCCCAGTTCAAAGAGGACTACCACCCGGAGGGTATGTAGGACCGGGAGGTCGAGGCGGCGAGATGGGTAGTATAGAAGAAGCACTTCCTGCTACAACGGGATTCAACCCCTTAACTGGTCAAGGATATGTACCGCCGGGAGGCGTACCACAGGAACCTGCACCATTACCGCAGGGAGGGGGATTAGCTGATACCAGTGGTGGTGTCAAACCTACGGATTGGCTAAAGGCTGAGTTCAAGAAACAAAATCCTGATTCTGAGTATAGTGATGCTGATATTATTCGGTGGGCCGCTAGTACTGGTACACCTAATACCGAAGGTGGTTGGGAAGGTGGACCACAAGCTGGTGTTGGACCTGAGTCAGATGTTTCTGCACCTCCGCCAGATCCAAACCTACAGTTTGGTGGAGAATTACCCGGAGATCCGGGCGGTGGCGCAGAGGATGGACAAGATGAGGGCTTTACCGCAGTTGGTACTGAAGATGATCGTAATAGGCCCCCGACTGCACCAGTTCCGGGTGTAGACCGAATACCACCACCTCCGGGGCCGACAGGCTTTCCACCACAACCACCAATGGGCGGACCACCACCTCCTATGGGACCACCGCCTCCTACAGGACCACCGCCT